GGCTTGGCGTTTATACTAAACGTCCAAGTACAACTTTATATAGAGATGCTTGCATTCTATGTAGAGTCCCGCTTTTTACCAATAAGTTAAAGACATTATTCCTTTCAATTGAAAGAAGCAGTTTGTCAAGTATCTTTACTTTTTAGATACTTTTAAAACTGACTGTAATGATCTAAATGCCATATCGTGTAATTCATAGTTGGTTAAAACCATATGTTTTACTAGAGATATATTATTATTACCCTTAAGAAGTTTCGAAAGGGCTTGATATACCTCGAATTTACAATTCGTGACTTTATGTCCACGATTGTAAAACCGATATGTATCAATGGTAGGTAAGTTGGCTAAATGCCTATACTCACCCTTTAACCACTGTTTGTAAATAAAAGTCTCGTCCTCTTCACCTTCAGAATCATAAGATTCTTCTGGCAGGTAAGCCTCAATGTTTTCATTGAGCCCCCAGACTAGAGGATGTGACGGCGTAAAGCATTCGTCTGATTGCAGTCTTTCAGCAATAGTTTCAAGGTTGGGACCTTGAAGTTGTTGACTTGTTATCTTCCAGAAAGTATAATCCCTAGCTATAGCTAGGTTCTTTCTTTGGATGTCTTCGTCCGCATCTAGGTAAGTTTTCACTTCCTCAGATAATGATAGGATAGCCTTAAGTTTGCTATGCAAACCGGGTGCCTCATCAAGCGTTTGAAGGGATAACACATCAGCTATTGTGGTGGGGTTTTTAATTAAACCTCCCTCCAATAGGTCGGAAACTGCACGGGCTAAGGTATCATCTTGATACCCCCTTTCAGCCATAATCCTTACAAATTCTAAAATTTGTTCGGGTTTAGTTCGAAACTCTAGGCAAAGAGTTATTGGTATACCAGTAATCTCACCTAGAGGAGTAAATAACCGTTTAGCAAACTCGCAATATGCTTGTGAGCTTTGGGTACTTTTACTTTCGGATATGGAAACACCTAGAGATCTAATAGTCTCGGTATAAAAATTATATACCTTGATGTTCGAATCTAGAGTATCGTCTCCTAATATTAAATATTTATATTTATTTATTAGTCTCCGCCTTA